AATGGGTCGGCAACTTCCGATCTTCGATATACACCCGAGCAAAATGGTCATGCGGCAGACTGGCAATCGTCGGCAAATCGTGAACCAGTTCTGGATCACCGGCATGTCGTTCTGGCTTGGCTTCTTGAACAGAGCTTTGACGTTTGCCGTTACCATATTCACGAAATTTTTCCAAGGCCCATTCCGAATACAATGCAGGGTCATGTCGTTTCAGGAAGAACCCGAAATCCGAACCGCAAGTCGAGTCATTAAAGCAATGGAACCGAGTCTTGTTATCCGTCCCGATAAACCAAGCACGCGCTTTGTATTTGTTCTTTGATGAATCTCCACAAATCGGACAACGGAAGTTGTACCGACCCGGCGATTTCTGTTTGAACTGATCTAACCGGAGGGAAACCCTTCCGATGTACGCTTGGTCGATGTGATCCATCTTACCTACTCAATGAATTGATCCAATCTTGGGTTAGCCAATTCGATCAGGATATCCCCATGACACGCCTTTGGCTTACACCAACAAATCAGGTCTTTGTCACATAGTTCGTGAATGTCATCAACCAACCCAGATGAATATAGGTACGCACGAAACTTTTGAATGACTTCTGTGCGATTTCCATCAATTCCAATTTGATATGGATTCTCCCATTTTGAAGGACGACCGATATAGATCGCCCCGAGTGGGAGATTAGACTGATTTTGGTTCCAGACTTGGTTCATGTCGTTCAACGAATTTCAGGAAGTTACGTTCGTACCGACCGGTGCGCAGACCATCAACGGCACCTACACCAGCGACCTCGATATCAACCGAAGCACCGGAAATCTGACAAATCTTGACCAGATACAAACGATCACGATCTGGCGCCTTCACCCACCATTTTTGGTTGACGACTGGGGTTGGGTCCACCGGAATTGTCCCACCACTGATGGAGCTGGCGGATGTTGTTTGGCGAATCGCGTTGTATAGCAGTGTCGCCAAACGATCTGATTCTTCGGATCGTGGCATGGGGTTCAGATCAGTAATCCGACCGATTTGATAATATTTGTCCCAATCAACCCCAAAAGGGCCGTTATGACTCACTTGTTTGCACCGATCAGGGCAGACAGGTTGAAGTGCGCAGCGGTCGCCGAATCGATTTCCTGTTGACTGGCTTCGATGGATTTTTTCAATGCATCAATTTCAGCATTGCTATCGGCGATCAGGGTGGTATGGGAGCTGATGGCACCTTTCAGTTCGGTGATCAGGGATTCGATGCCTGAAAGGATTTTGGAGACTGGCTTGGTAGCCGTTTCATTGCTGAAAATCGAGGACAGGAAAAATGGTTTGTTGCTCATAATGTAGATTCCGATTAGTTGTTGTCACAAGAGAATTGAACTATACCACCGTTTGGCCGGAATCTAAACAGAATCCACCAGAATTTGTTTTGAGAGGCGTTTAACCAATCCCTATACCATCGCATGGGAATTTGATTAAAACCTCTCAGATAAGGTTTGCGGGGCTTACCAGACCACTTGTGCAGCTTCTGGGTTGTCCCCTTTCTTACGTCTACCCGGCACCTTCGAATCTGTAGCTATAGAAGCTGACTGGTGCTGGGCCGGTTTGCCCGGAGTTGGCTCAGCCACCTCAGCGAATCCGTTATTAGGAAGCTCCGACCAGCGTTGCAGACCCTTGTCCACGGCGATGAAGAACCGCGACCATTTTGATTTATCACCGTAACGGGATTTTACCTGCTTAAACATCTGTTGACCTTGCTGGGCCAATTCATCAGTTTCCACGATACCCAGAATAAAGTCAGCGGTATGGACCAGACCAGCCGATTCGGCAGTGTCGCCCATATCGATGTCGCTTTTTTCCCAAGATCCACGGGTTGTTTGGGCGGCAGACCAGATGCAGGTATTGGTTTCGATAGCCATCCCACGTAATTCTTCTGCGATTGCCTTAACGTAGCCATAAGAGTTTTCACCGCCATAGCCGATCCGGGAGCTTGCACAGATACCAAGATAATCGATGATGATGACATTTGGAACAAAATTCTTCTTGGTTTTCAGTTCTTGCAGGAGGGTACGGAAATGCCCAACGTGCGCAGCCCCGGTTGGGAACTGTTTAAAGAACAGCTTACCTAGAGTCTTTTCCTTGAGTTTTGAGATTTTTTGACCGAAATACTCTTTAGGAATTGCATCCAAATCGTCCATGCTGACATTCAGCAGGTTTGCATCAATACGCTTACCAATGGACTCTTCTGACATTTCCATCGAAATGTAAAGAACATTCAAACCTTGGTTCAAATAACCAGCAGCCAAATGGCAAAGACCTAGAGACTTACCGGCGTTGGAGCCAGCTAGAATCAGGTTCAAGGTTTTGTATTCAGCTCCACCCTTCG